CCAATTTAAGACTTTTTGAAGGTGCTGGTGGAACTGAAGTTATCAATATCACTAAAACTGGTTTTGTTGGTATTAATGAAACTGCTCCAGGAGCTCAATTAACAGTAAAACGTGCTAATACATCAACATCAGGATTGTTAGGTGTTCTTAAATTAAAACAGGGTAGTGCTACGAATGGTAATCGTGCTTCCTTGCTCTTTAGTTCATTAGATGATTATGATGTAGCAGCAGTTAACGGCACCATTCTGACTCATTCAGGAACATCATCTAATAATGAGGGACGCCTTGAGTTTTGGACAAAGAACAGTGGCAGCGATATTGCTGAGAGGGTGCGTATACAACCCACTGGTTTTGTTCAAATTGGAAGTGGTTATCTAAATTCAACGGCTTACCACAGAATCAATGGAATCAATCAAACGCAAGGCAGTGCAATTTTTGTTGTAAGTGGTTACCAGGCTAGTGGTGGATCAAATCAAGACACTGCAGTCTTCTATTCAGTTAATAATAATGGATCTCCTAATGCAGCAGGAACTTGCATGAGAGTTTTTAGAGATACTGTATCTTTACGTTCAATTAATGCTGCAGGAACCCTCAACGCTTCTGGTAATGACTACGCAGAATACATGACAAAAGCTGGTGATTTTACACTAGCTAAAGGTGATGTTTGTGGTGTTAACTCTGAAGGCAAATTGACTAATGTCTTTGCTGATGCTGTTAGTTTTGTTGTTAAATCAACAGATCCATCCTATGTGGGTGGTGATAAATGGCACGAAGTTGCTGGTGTGGAACCTGGTGGTTATGATGATACTAGAACAGAAGAAGAGATTGCCGATGCCAAAGTTGTTTACCAAGAAGCATTAGAATCTGCACGTCAACTTGTTGATCGCATTGCCTTCTGTGGTCAAGTCCCAGTCAATGTAACAGGTGCAACTCCTGGACAGCACATCATTCCCACAGCAGCATCTGATGGTTCTATTGAAGGCACTGCAAAAGCAGAAGCAGATTTAACGATGTCTGAATATATATCTTCAGTTGGTAAGATTGTTGCCATAGAAGATGATGGTCGTGCCAGAATAATTGTAAAAATATCTTAATATTTACTTAATGTGTGTTATGAATTTAACATTATTGGTAGTGGTATAAAGATAGTTATCATTAAATAGTGATGTAGACAATAACTTTCTACCATGGATTCCGAAGAATACTCAAACTGGGTAAAGATCAAGGAAACATTCGAAGAATTGGGAAATACTGATAATTACTTTTATATTCGTGCTTGTGCTATAGTGGATGGGAAACCAGACCCACTAGTTAATTTATCTGATGTCAAATAAGATAGATGAAACTTCACCAGCACAATACATCACTCGTGAAGAGTGCCAGGAGATGATTGATGCTGCTATACGAAAACATAATCGTAATGCTGGAATTATCAGTATGTGTGTTGGTTGGGTTGTTCTCGCACTTTTTGCTGAGGGTTTACTTCGACTTATTGGAGTCATAGATCCACTTTTTCCTTGGCTTAATCTCACAATAAAATAATTTACCACATATGAAATATATGGATAACTTTACAGAACAAGAAATTGAATTATTGATCGATGCTGTTTGGATGAGACAAAGAAATTTTATTGCTGGTGATAAAAGATTTATAGAGTATGGTGATCTTTTAGATCAATTTAGAAAGCAAAAACCAGAATATATTCCGGGACAATACAGATGACTTTTGGACATATTCTACTTTGGGGTTCAATTCCCTTTGTATTTTCTACTATATTTTTTGCGATTTATAGAGGAGAAAATTTTTACTATGAAAGCGATGATTATGATGGAAATGGTACAGCACATTAAACCAGAATTAAAAAATTCTTATGACTTTGCTATGTCGTCTTTTTCTAGAATGCATGGAGTCAGATACGTCCAATCCAATGATGATATTCATAGATTTTGTATACTATGGGCAGAATCGAGTTTAGATCCACCATTGGATAGCCTTACCAAAGTAGATTTTTATTTTAGAGACTTATGGATAACCAGCACATTAAAATAAATTCATCTAGAAGAGTATGTAGAAGTGTTGTATGTGGTGGAGATATTTTTATTCCTGATAGTGAATATCAAGGAGAGGATTGTAAATTAACATGTGATATTAAAGGTAACGAATCTAATGATGTTACATTTTGCTAGATTTTGTGGAACAGTATTAAACAACCCTTGGGGAGTTGGAGTACTGTCATGGTGTCTTGTCTTCGTTCCTATTCTTGGTATGTGGGCAGTGCATAAACACGGATGGGAACACTGGGAACCATTTGACAGGGGACACAAGAAGTAGTATAATTATTCTGTTGAGATGCAACTCAACTGCGGTGCTTCCCTTTGGTAGATTCAGAAGCAGCGGCGATAGGAATCTACCAGTTAACTGCCAGTATGCTCACTGGCACCTTGACTACATATAGATAAAACCTTATAATGTAAGGGTAAACCAAACACAACAATGGCACTCACTGAAAAATTCAAAAAGGATCTCAGCACTCTCCGTGCTGCCTCTACTGGTGAAATTTTCCTTGATGTAAAGAATCCGAAACTTTTCAAAAAGGTGCGCCGCTACTACGAACGTGAAGGGGCGGTGTTTTCAGGAGAACCACTTGATGATTATGAAATGCTGATGGAACTTATCTACAGTGATCTTGAAACTGTTGAGGTTGCCCAATGAACGATCTAGATCCTAAGTCTGTTGCCTCAACAAAAACTATTGTTATTCATGAACGATTTCCTTATAGGTTTGTTCAGAGAGGTTACATTCAACTGAATGGTAAACCAGACTTTCGTATGCAAAAAGCAAATGAGTATACTAAAAAATACTCAGATGTTTATTTGTTTGACAATGGCGATCAAATGCTTCTTGCTATTGAAGACCCAGAATATCCTAAATGGTTAGATCCAGAAGGTGTTCCTTGTTATGTTACAGACTCGGTAGGTCGATAAACTAGACCTGGTCGGGATGGTCAATAGACCCTCGGGTTTCTTAGTTCCTAAAACTAGGTGGTGGAGTCATAAAGACCCTCTTAGAGTTTCTTGCTTCTCTCAAAAGCAAGTGGCGTGCATGAAAGACCGTATGAGAGAGCAGGGTTGCATAAACCTTGCTTTTTTTGTATAATAACTAAAAATATTATTGTAGATGAAAGTTGCTCTAATTACTGGTATTACGGGGCAAGATGGATCATACCTTGCAGAACTTCTCCTTGAGAAAGGATATGAAGTTCATGGTATTGTTCGTCGTTCTTCCCTGATTAATACCCATAGAATTGATCATATCTATTCTAAGATTAACCTACATTATGGTGATCTAACTGATGCTACTAATATCATTGGTGTAATCAAGAAAGTTCATCCAGATGAAATCTATAATCTTGGTGCTCAAAGTCATGTAAAGGTTTCATTTGAAACTCCGGAGTATACTGGTAATACTGATGGTCTAGGAACTCTCCGTATTCTTGAAGCAGTTCGTCTTCTAGGTATGGAAGATAAAGTTCGTATCTATCAGGCATCCACTTCAGAAATGTTTGGTGAGGTTCAAGAAGTTCCTCAAACAGAAACAACGCCATTCTATCCACGATCACCTTATGGTTGTGCGAAGGTATATGGGTATTGGATTACCAAAAACTATCGTGATGCATATAAAATGTATGCCTGCACTGGTATTCTTTTTAATCATGAATCTCCACGTAGAGGTGAAACCTTTGTAACCCGTAAAATTACTCGCGGTTTAAAGGCAATCTCTGAAGGAAAGCAAACTGTTTTATACCTCGGCAATTTAGATGCAAAGCGTGATTGGGGTCATGCCAAAGATTATGTAAGAGCAATGTGGTTAATGCTTCAGCAAGATATACCTGAAGACTATGTAATTGCTACTGGTGAACAGTATTCTGTTCGTGAGTTTATTGAAAGGTGTGCTCCTTTCTATGGATTTGAACTTGAGTGGTATGGTAGTGGTGATGGTGAGATTGCAATGGATAAGAATACGAAGAAAACCATCATCTCAGTTCACTCTAAATATTATCGCCCAACAGAAGTAGAAACACTTCTTGGTGATCCATCTAAAGCAAAAGAACAACTTGGGTGGGAACCAGAAATATCATTTAGAGAATTAGTAACGGACATGTGTGAAAATGAAACTTGATTCACGAATTGTTGTAGCAGGTTCTAAGGGGATGGTTGGTAGTGCCATCGTAAGAAATCTTAGAAGTAAAGGATATACAAGTATTATAGAAGCAACCAGAAATATGGTTGACTTTACTTGTCAGAAAGAAACTGAGTTTTTCTTTGATCATGTGAGACCTGAATATGTTTTTGTTGCTGCCGCCAAGGTTGGTGGAATTATTGGTAACCGAGACCACAAGGCAGAAATGATTTATGAAAATTTGATGATTCAGACGAACATCATTCATTATGCTCATAAGTTTGAGGTAAAGAAACTTTTGTTTCTGGGATCATCTTGTATCTACCCAAAGGTGTGTTCTTTACCAATTACGGAAGAACAACTCCTAACTGGTCCATTGGAACCAACCAATGATGCTTATGCTATTGCAAAGATCTCTGGTATTAAGATGTGTCAATCATATCGAGATCAGTATGGATTTAATGCAGTCAGTGTGATGCCTTGTAACCTATACGGACCAGGTGATAACTATCATCCAGTCAACTCTCATGTTTTTCCTGGATTTATTCGTAGATTTCATGAGGCAGCAGCAGAGAATAAAGTTTCTGTAACTTGCTGGGGAGATGGAACTCCAATGCGCGAGTTTCTACACGTTGATGATCTTGCTGAAGCATGTCACCTTGTTATGGAAAAATATGATGGAAGAGAACATTTGAATATTGGTCCTGGTGAAGATGTAACCATCAAAGAACTTGCTGAAACTATTGCAGATGTGGTTGGTTTCGTTGGTAATATTGACTGGGATACTTCTAAACCAAATGGAACGATGCGAAAGGTTATGGATGTGAGAAAAATAAAAGAACTTGGATGGGAACCAAAGATTGGATTGCGTCAAGGTATCGAACATTCATATGAATGTTTTGTTCAAGAAGTTGCATAATTCATCTTTTTTTCGTATAATACATACTATACATAACGTTTTTATTCATGAGTGAATATAAGAAGACAGCACTTGTTCTCGGTGCTGGTGGATTTATTGGTAGTCATATGGTGAAGCGTCTTCGTTCCGAAGGATATTGGGTGCGAGGTGTTGATCTTAAACGTCCAGATTTTTCTGAATCCGAAGCAAACGAATTTATTACTGGGGATCTAAAAGATCTAAAGTTTACTGCATCATGCCTTCAATTCAAAGGATATAATGGTAACTTTTATCATCTTGTTCCTGAACGTCATATTGTTTCATTTGATGAGATTTATCAGTTTGCTGCCGATATGGGTGGAGCAGGTTTTATCTTTACAGGTGAGAATGATGCAGACATCATGCACAACTCTGCCACAATTAATTTGAATGTTCTTGAATGCCAAAGAATGCGTAATGAACTTGATGGTGTAAACAAGACTAAGATTTTTTATTCTAGTTCTGCTTGCATGTATCCAGAGCATAATCAACTAGACCCCGATAATCCTGACTGTCGTGAAGAATCAGCATACCCAGCAGCACCAGACTCCGAGTATGGATGGGAGAAACTTTTCAGTGAGCGTCTCTACTTTGCTTACAATCGTAACCATGGCATCCCTGTTCGGGTTGCTAGGTATCATAATATCTTTGGACCAGAGGGCACCTGGGACGGTGGAAGAGAGAAGGCACCAGCTGCAATCTGCCGTAAAGTCGCTTACCTCCCGAAGGAAGGTGGATCTATCGAGGTGTGGGGAGATGGCCTACAAACTCGTTCCTTCTTGTTCGTTGATGAATGCGTTGAAGCAACTAGAAGACTGATGGACAGTGACTTTATGGGTCCTGTGAATATTGGTTCTGAGGAGATGGTAACTATCAATCAACTTGTAGATACTGCTGCTCGTGTTGGAAATAAAGAAGTTAGTAAGAACCATAAACTAGATGCACCTCTTGGTGTTCGTGGTCGTAATTCTAATAATGATCTAATCCGAGAGAAACTTGGGTGGGATTATTCACAAACTCTAGAAGAAGGTATCCGTAAAACTTACAATTGGATTCAAGAGCAAATTAAAAAACAGGAGAATGGTTGATGGATTTAAGTGTTGTATTGGGTGGTAGAGATGATAATTATGGGGAACACTTTATCGACAGATTAAAGCAAGCAGTTTCCTATAACTTAGAACTCCTTGATAAGTCTGGTCTTGAATATGAAATGATTGTGGTTGACTTCAACCCAATTGATGGTCAATATCTTTATATCAATCCTTTGATGGAAGAAGTTCTTCAACATCCTAAGGTGAAGAACTTGATTGTTGATCCTTCAGTATCAGTTGCTGAGGATTTGACCCCGTCAACTTACTATGAGTATTTTGCAAAGAATGCTGGTTGTAGAATTTCTACTGGAGAACTAATCTTCATCACTAATTCTGATATTATGATGACAGAAGAGTTGATTGAAGAGATCAAGGGTGAACTTGATAGTGATGAAAAAGAAGATGTATTCTATCGTGCTAGGTATCGTGGAGATATTTCTTTAGGGGATTATCCAGTATCTAATCCCAAGGTTGCTAATCATGGTGGTGAGTTGACGGGTCCTCTTGATGGATGGGGTGATCCTGGTCAAGTTTTGGATCTGTATAAGAATCTAGAATATCATAATCTTCTTGGTGAAGATCCTGTGCTTGGATTGTGGTCTGGAGATGCATCTATGTTCTCAAGAGATGTATTCTTTAATATTGCCACAGCATATAATGAAAAAGATGATGGGCATCGAACTAGTTTCAATCAATCTAGTATGGATGCAGAGATCCTTTGGAATTTAAAGCATAAAGGTAAGAAACTTAAGTTCATGGTCTCTCCTTACTATCACATCTATCATGGGCATCCGATTCCCAGAGATAATAAGTATGCTAAAGTGAAGTATGACAACAAACCAGATTGGGGATTTGTCAAGTATAATAAAGAGAGAATCAACGACAATACTGAAATCCTTGTTAATGGAGAAATAGAATGGAACTGAAAAATAAGTATATTGTAACCACTACGATTAATCACCCAACTATTGCAACATATAAATTCGCTGAAATTGCAAAAAGAGATGGGTGGACTTTTGTTGTTGTTGGAGATAAAAAAACTCCCAGATATTATTACCAAGAAGAATTAGATTGTGTTTACCTATGTTCTAAAGAACAACCAGATATGTATCCAGAACTTTCGGATACTATTGGTTGGAATTCTATTCAACGTAGAAATATTGGTCTTCTTTATGCATATGAGCAGGGTGCAGATGTAATTGCAACTGTTGATGATGACAATATTCCTTATGATGATTGGGGAAAAAATCTTTTAGTTGGACAAACAGTCGACTGTGATCTTTACGAACCTGTAGATGATGTATTTGATCCTCTTTCAGTAACTAATACACCTGAAATTTGGCACAGAGGGTATCCCATTGAATTACTTCAACGTCGTAATAGAGTTGAATACAAAGGAAAAGTAAAACGTAAAGTATTAGTTCAGGCAGATCTTTGGGATGGTGATCCCGATATTGATGCTATGGCTAGACTCACCATGAAACCCGTTGTAAAATATAATGTAGAGAACCCGTATTGTTCAAATAAAATTGCTCCGTTTAATAGTCAAAATACATTTTTGGCAAGGGAAGTAATTCCATACTATGCTGTTCTACCTCATGTTGGCAGGATGGATGACATTTGGGGATCTTATATTCTTCAATATTATTTTCCAAATAGTGTTGTCTATAACAAAGCATCCGTTTATCAAGATAGAAACGTTCAAGATCTGATTACAAATCTTGAAAAAGAAGTTATTGGATATCGCAATACTTATAAACTCATAAGAGACCTTGAAAATTATAT